TTCAACGTTTCTTATTTCTTTTGTAGATAAATCAATCACCGTATATCCATCACCATAATTTATGTATAATAAATGAATATTGTACCCGTTTGTTAATTCTGGATATTTAATAAACATATCACGGTACTTTTCTATTTCATATCCTGAGTCTTTATTTAAATATCCGTCTAAAAAATGATAATATAATCCTTTATAATTATCTAAACTATCAATAAAATTATTTTCCATTATTATTAATAAGAATTTTATATTTCTTAATAAAAACTTTTATTATTTGAACGTTATATTTATTACATTGTATTATAAAAAGTTGGACATAGTATAATTTTTCTTATTAAATATAATATATGGAATATTATACGTGAAAATAATAAAGTACATTATTTATATAAACGTTTGAAACATTATTATATTAAATAATAATGTCATTATTTGAAAAAAATGAAGATTTACAAATAAACCAAGATATTTTTATAAAATTTAAAAAAGATATTTTTAAAAATTATAATATTAATCGTTTTTTTAATATTGATAATAATATTAAAATTTGTACAGGTCATACAAAAGGAGTTACATCTGTGTCATATAGCCCAGATTGTAAAAACATTGTTTCTAGTTCTGATGATAATACTATTTTAATTTGGGATACAACTAATGGACAATGTATTAATAAATGTGTTGGTCATAAGAATAGTGTAACAAGCGTAATATATAATCATGATGGTAAATATATTATATCTAGTTCGTGTGATAAAACAAATCGTATTTGGGATATTGTTAGTGGTAAATGTATAAAAATATTTCTAGGTCATACAAATCCTATAAATTGTGTTGCTGTTAGTCCAGATAATAATTTTATTATATCAGGTTCTGATGACAATACAATTCGATTATGGAATATTAATTATAAATATATTATTAAAAGATATGATTATCATATATCATATATTACTAGTGTCGCATATAGTTATGATGGAAAATATATTGTATCTGGTTCAAATGATAATATAATTTGTATTTGGAATATTATTAATAAAAAATGTATTAAAATATGTAGTGGTCATACAGAATGTGTTAATAGCGTTGCTTATAGTTTAGATAATAAATATATTATTTCAGGTTCGGACGATAATACAATTCGTATTTGGGACACTAGTGATGGAACATGTATAAAAACATATATTGGACACACTAATAATGTCAATAGTGTATCATATAGTCCAGATAATAAATATATAGTATCAGGATCGTGTGATAATACAGTTCGTATTTGGGACACAAGTGATGGAAAATGTATAAAAACATATTCTGGACATATAGATGCTGTTAATTGTGTGTCATATAGTCCAGATGGTAAATATATAATATCAGGTTCTGTTGATAAAACTATACATATTTTAAATGTATCTTATTTAATGACATTTCAAGATACATTGGACCAAGATATTAATATTTTTAATATTAATAAATATAAACTTTATGATATTAAAAAAAATATGATTAATAATATTAACAAAGAAACAATTATTGATTTTTTACAAAAACAAATAAATCCAGTTATTATTGAAAATATTTTTAATAATAAAGAATATTCTGACTTTAAATATTTACAAAATAAAATATTATTAATTATTAGAGATTCATTAGTTGATAATTTTTTAATGAATAAACAAGAAATTATTGATTATTTATCATTAATATTAAATAAATTATATAATGAATATAGTACATATAATACAATGGAAAGTGAATTTGATAAAGAATTTTCAAATATCATTCAAACATTGGTATTTGATAAATTTTCTTTTGAATTTAATCAAAACATAATATTATAAAAAATTGAAAATAATATATTATAGTATGACTATATAGTATTGTATGTCCATTAAAGAACAAACATGTAATTTTATTAACAACACCGACTTTCCAATTATGGTTGACGGGTTGATTCATGTCATGTCTGGTTTAAATAAACTAGGCTCGATTTTGGTAATGCCGCACGAAGAATGCACCATTACTAGTATTACTGGAGAGTGGTTTTTGAATACTTTTTTTCAGGAAAGCGAATACAAGAAACCATGGACGATTAACAAAATGAGTAATTACTACAGTATTGGAAAGTTTCGAAACACGCCATGTGTCCAAGGTGATTATTCTTGGATGGATTATGACGACTTTACAGTTTCGTTTGATGGTGATGTTTTCAAGTTTAATTACATGAAAGCATAACCTTTTTTTTATAATTAAAACCTTTTTTTTATAATTAAATTTTATATATAAAAAATTAATTATACCTTTATATAAATGGAAAATTTAGTTATTGACTCTAAAACTAAAATATATTCAAGATATACTAATAATAATAGTGAGAATCTTAAATCTACATTAAGATTATTATATAATAATGATAATGTTATTTTAACAAATTCTGGGTTACACTCTAATTATATTGCTATTGATACCATTATTAAACAACATATTAATGTAAATATAATTTATAGTGATGAATTATATCATGAAACATTTGAATTAATTAAATATTATAAAAATATAACAAATTTATATAAAATAAATAATAATTTGTTAGAATTATTTACATCAACAGTATCAAATCAAATTAATATATTATTTATTGAAAGTTGTTCAAATCCAAATGGTAATATATTTGATTTTGGTTTAATTAAACAATTAAGAGATTTGTCATTAAAATTATATGTAATATGTGATAATACATGGTTATCTAGTTCTATTTTTTCACCACTTGATTATGATGTTGATATTGTAACAATATCTTTGAGTAAAATATATTCAGGTGGTAATGCTATTTGTGGTGCATGTTTATTTAAAAATGATAAAGATTATCAAATGGCCGATGATTATATTAGAATAACGGGAGTACATATTAGTCCATTGCAATTAAATATAATTGAACATCAAATCACCTTTTTAGATGAACGAATAAAAAATGCTTCAAACTTAACCTATCAAGTTTTAAATTATTTATCACAATTTTTGTATATAACTATAAATCATCCAGCATTAAAATATCATAATTCATATAAATTAATAGATAAATATTTTAAAAATAATTTAATACCATCAACATTTAATATTGGTTTTAAAATATCACCAGATAAATTAAAAGAAATTACAAATAAATTATTAATATTAAGTGTTGAAACATCATTTGGTTCTAAAATGACTAAAATCGATGATTATATAGATGAAATAGATAATGTCTCTACAATAAGAGTATCAATTGGTTATAATGACGATTTTAATAGAATTAAACAGGGATTGGATGAATTATTAGGTTATTGTCAAAAAAATTGAAATTAAAACATTGTTTAATATCTTTAATATATATATTAAATGTGTACATTAAATCGTCAAATTAAATGCCATTACTGTAGTGGTAATCATAATCGTAGAGATTGTAAACTTGAGGCAATAGAATCGCCAGAAAATAAAAATAAAATAGGTACAATTATGGAACATTTTATTGCTAATAATTTAAAGTGTCCTGAATGCTATTCTAATGAGTTATTTGTTTTGGGAAATCATACCCCATCGCTGGATATTATATGCAGAACATGTACTAGAAAGTTTGAAGTTAAATCAAAGTGTTTAAGTGTTAATAAAATTCCTGCAGATATAAATTTAAATCACGGATCATATAAATATTATATTAAAAGACTAGAACAACAATTAAATTTAATTGTTGTGATTTATGGTATTAAATGTAAAGATACTATTTATATTAAAGAAATTTTATATGCAAATAATTCATTACTTTTAAATAGTGATGTTATTGTTGTAAATAATATTAATAATAGATCAAAAATTGTTATTAAAAATAAGTATAAATTAGAGAAAATTGATTTCAAACCTGTACTAATCAATTTTTAAAAAATTGTATTAATCAATTTTTAAAAAATTGAATTTTTTTATATTTGTATTATTATCTATATATATTATTAATGAATCATAAACTTAATATTGTAATAAATGGAAATATTGGATGCGGTAAATCAACACTCTTAAATAAATTAGCATTAGATGAAAAAATGAGGTTATATACGAACCAGTAGATACATGGCTAAATATTAAAGGCGATGATGGCACAAATTTACTTGAAGAATTTTATAAAAATCCAACGAGATATGCTCATTTATTTCAAAATATAGTTTTCACAACAAGACTCCAATCTATTGATGTTGAACAAATTAAAGATATTAGATTTTGTGAAAGATCAATTTTAACAGATAAATATATTTTTGGTAAATCATGTATTGATTCAAATAAAATGAATAAATTAGAAATTAATTGTTATAATATTTGGTTTGAATACATGAAAAAAAAATTATATAAAAAGCCAGATGCATTAATTTATCTAAAATGTTCGCCAACAAAGTGTCAATCTAGAATTTGTAAAAGATCAAGAAATGAAGAATCATTAATCTCTTTTGAATACTTGGAAGAATTAGATAAATATCATGAAGATTGGATTAATAATTATAAGGAAGTTCCCGTTTTAATTATTAATAACGATATTGATGATAATTATGATTGTGTTATTGAAAAAATTAATGATTTTATTAAAAAGTTAAAATAATTAATCATCAATTAATAATATTTTTTTATAATATATTTTTATATATTATAATAAAAATTAATTATAAAAAATTATCATACAGTTTGTGTTTGTTCTTGTGCAAGTAATTCATGTTTCTTTACTTTTTTGAGAGAATTCTTAAAGTTTTTAACAATTTCACGACCGTCTTGAATTGTATATTTAACTGGTACATCTAATTGATAACGCTGTCCTGTATAGACATAAACAGATCTTTTAGATTTGCGAGTAGATTCACAAATTTCAAATGTAATTTCTACTTTTGGTGCTTCTGTCTCACGGTAATATTTACTTAATGCTTTATTTGCTGCTTGGTATGGAGTGAGACCAGTAAATCTTCCTTCAAATTCTTCTTTGTTCGGAAGTTTAACTTTAAAAGATCTTACTTTACGAGTTGTACCATCTACAAGAGTTTCGTCAGTAGCTCCTACAGATTCACTTGATGCTACTTTTGCTACTTTTGCTACTTTTGTAGCAGGTACAACAGATGTACTATCTTTCTTTGATTTAGTTGCTGTTTTTGTTTTAGGAACACGTTTTCCTTTTACAACTGGATCTACAACTGGATCTACAACTGGATCTACAACTGGATCTACAACTGGACCTACAACTGGACCTACAACTGGACCTACAACTGGTTTAGTTTTAGGAGCACGTTTTCCTTTTACAACTGGTTCAACAACTGGTTCAACAACTGGTTCAACAACTGGTTCAACAACTGGTTCAACAACTGGTTCAACAACTGGTTCAACAACTGGTTCAACAACTGGTT